GTAGCAAGCGGACGAACCCCAAAGGTTCGCTGCCCTTGCCAGACTCCGAAAACGCAAGGCGCGTTTTCCCGGTAAATTGCGGCGATTTTCACGGGATGAGGACAAAAGTAAACTCGGCGACATCTCCCCGCAATCCGCCGGAGTCTGGCTTGCCGAAAAAAGACTCCCCGCAATCCGAAAAGGTCCAAAGGCCTAGGCCCTCGGATTTCAGGAACGCTTCGACTTCGTCGCCTTCGCCGTCCTCGCTTTCGTCGCCGTTTGCTAAGTAGCACGCCCAACTTGCGGGGAGAGTGTACCGGCGGAGCGTATCGCTTTCTGGTTCGCGGAATAAGCCATTATCGGCAATTTCCCAACCCGGAGGAACGGCGAACAAATCGCCTTCCTCGCTTTGGTGCAGCGAGTAGCAAGTCCCCGCAACCGTGATTTCGCCAAAGCGCAAGGCTTCCTCCCAAGCCTCCCAATAGGATTCGTGATCCGGCCCGGCGCGTAGGATTGCCAAGTCCTCCGGGGAAATCCCCGCAATCCCGCCGTAAGCGGCAAACCGTTGGGGAACGTAAATTCCCCGCAACCCATTCAGCAAAAGAAAAGGTTTCATCGGCTCAGAAGTTAGCAACCAAAAACCCTTTAGAAAACGGAACAACCGCGGTTGACTCTAAGAGGAAATCCAAAGCCTTCTCCTCCGGTTCAGAGTCGCGTTCCTCGCCTTCCTTAGTGTCGTCTTCCCACCCGTAGGCCTCGGCAGCTTCGACGGCTGATCCGTACTCGGTCCATTCGCAGCAAATGCCGATAGGGTCAAACTCTAGCTCATCCCCTCCGCTTTGTTCCATCTCTTCGATGTGGGCGAACAAGGCGCGCAAGCCTTCGATGGAAAACTGGTTCGGACGAACGGCTAGGAAGCGATTGACGAACTCGGATTCGGTTAACGTGATTTTCATCTTGTTTTTTGGTTTGTTGCCTCGGCGGGTATCGCCTTGGACGAACGGAGAGAGAACGAATTTCCGAGCTAGCGCAAGCTATTTTTTCGCCTTCTCTAAAAAACAGGTCCCCGCAATCCGAATCCCCGCAATCCAAAGCGCCCAAAGGCCCCAAGTCCCCAACGCAAAGGGACACGTGAGGGACACGTAAGAGAGAGGACAGAGTGGCGGCCAGAGTCACGGCCAGAGTGAGACAAGGGCTGGCGAAGGAGTGAGCCGGGCAATGGCTGGCGCAACGGCTGGCGCAACCCTTTCCCCTCTTAAGCCTCGCCACGCCCGCGCAGGTGTTGCTATTCACACTTGTGCTTAGGGTATTCCCCCTAATTCTACCCATAGGGTGGTCACCTCATTCCAATTGGGGGGGGAGGGGGTCGGTGGGGTGGGGGGGTGGGTAAATTGGGGGGGGGGGCGGCCGCGCCGGCCGGCCGCCCCCGCCGCCCAAATTGGGATTGCTCCACTAACCCCTTTTAAAAAATTCCCAATATGTCCCTAAAAGCCGCCCTGTGCGATTAGGCTTGAGTTGAGCCCTTGGGGCATACCAGCATAGCCCTATGGCTAAAGAACGCGCTAAACGGGCTAGAAAGCCTGTTAGTGAGATGGCGGTGGAGATTGCTAAGTTCGGCGAGGCTGAGGGGAACTTCTTGGAAAGGCGTGATCCGGCTAAGGCCGTCAAGGCTTTGGAGATGTTGGCGGAGGGGTGCTCCTTTGGGAAGATTAGGGAGGAGCTGGGGATGAAGTGGGAGACCATTAGTCGGCTTAAAGCGCGGCATCAGATGGTCTTGGAGGATAGGCGGCGGGAGTTGGCGCAGGATGCGCTGGAGATTGCGGAGGGCTTGAGGCTCTTGCAGAAGGAGAAGATGCGGCAGTTGGCAGAAGACCCTGAGCAGTTGGCGCGGACCAACATCCGGGATCTGGCTATTCCTTGGGGCATAGCTAATGACAAGTTTCTTGCAGCTCTGGGGGAGAACAAGGTGGTTGTGGAGCACAAGGGTGCCGCGCCCAGCTTGGAGGATGCGATGAAGGCTATTGAGGAAGCTAGGGCCAAGCTGAAGGCTAGTAGCGTGGAAGTGGTGGCTAAGCCGGTGGAGGTCTAAGCAAACTAGGCTTTCCTTTATTTCCATTTTCCGGAATTAAAGAAAACTAGGCTTTCCTTTAACAATGGCCCTAGTCTGGGAACCGCACGAAGTTCTAAAGCCGCCGACTGACGAGCAGTTGGCGGCGATGGAGCCGCAGGATGTTCTGAAGCTCCACGAGCTTTACCACTCGGCTATCGCCAATAGCAGGCGTGATCCGTATCGGTACGGGTGGAAGCTACCTCATTGGCGGGATGCCGAGGAACTACTAGAAGTGCATAGTGAGCTGCTGGTTAGCGGCGGGAACAGGTCGGGCAAAACCTCCTTTGCCGCGCACGCCATTGTGAAGGCGGCAGTCGAGAACCCCGGCTCCGTCATTATGTGCTTTGCCCAGAATGCGGATGTGTCCATCCGTCAGCAGCAGTCTGCGGTCTATGACGCTCTGCCGGAGGAGTTTAAGGTGAAGGTCTTGGGTACGGAGGAGAACGTGTCCTACACCCGGAAGAACGGCTTCTCCAAGTCTAGTCTCATCCTCCCTGTCAGCAAAAGCTCCATCATCTTTAAGACGTATGCTCAATTCCTTAACAACGACACAATCCTTGAGGGTGCTGAGTTGGGGTGCCGCAATCCTAGCTGGATCAACATTGGCGCTTGGTGTGATGAATATCTGGTCGGACCGGAACTCCTTAGCACTCTTCGTTTCCGCCTCGCTACTCGCAACAGCAAGCTGGTCGTTACTTTTACACCTATCGACGGCTACACCGAAGTTGTCCGAGACTACGTGCAGGGAGCGGAGACCATCCGATCTAAGCCCGCCGAGCTTCTGGGTGGCCGGAACGTCCCATACCTACAGCGTTCAAGGAACCGGGATGCCGGGATCATCTACTTCCACAGTAGAGACAACCCCTTCGGTGGTTACGACCGTATCGCCAAAGACCTAGCCAATAGGCCAGAGGCGGAGATTCTGACCCGTGCGTATGGCATTGCTACGAAGTCAGTCAGTACGAAGTTCCCCAACTTCAGCCGAGACCTGAACGTCGTAGCCCACGACTCGATTAACCTGAAGGGAACGACGAAGTACCTCATCCTCGACCCTGCTGGGCGGAAGAACTGGTTTATGGCGTGGATTGCCGTGGACCAGTCGGATACGTGGTGGATTTATCGGGAATGGCCGGATGTGAATGTCGGGGAGTGGGCCAGATGGCACGGGGGTAAGTGGATTGGGGGAGAGGGGTCTAAGGGTCTGGGTTATGGCATCCGCGATTACGTCGATCTGATCACGGGGATGGAGTCGGATACGAACGACTCAATCTTTGAACGACTGATCGACCCTCGGCTAGGTGCAGCCAAATATCAGACGCAAACCGGCGTATCGTCCGTTATGGCGGACCTTGAGGATGCGGGGCTAGTGTTCCTCCCAGCCCCCGGCTTGGACATCGAGGATGGATTGCAGGCCATCCAGACCAAGCTTTCGTACAACAAGAAAGCTCCGGTGGATTCCCTGAATCGGCCTCACCTCTACATCTCGGACCGCTGCGAGAACATCATCCAAGCCTTTCAGGAGTACACGGCGGATGGTGGGCAGGACGAGGCGTGGAAAGACCCCATCGACTGCATTCGCTATGCGGCGGTGGCGGGGATACGCTTTATCGACCCCAACTCACTTCGAACCATTAAACCGACTGGAAGGGCCTACTGATGATCGCATTCAATGACCTGTGTACGGAACTTGGCATCACCAAGTTCCAGTTAGCCAAACTGAGGGATGAGCGTCTGGCAGAAGGGGAGTACCTGACGGTGGAGGGCCGTAAGTTCTTTACGGAGGAGGGAGCGGAGAAGCTCCGACTGGCTGTGGCTGTCCCCGAGGCTGTGCCGAAGCGTTTGCAGATGCGGGTGATTCGCCGCGCTCCTAATCCACATTGGGTCTATTGCCTAATGGAGAAGGACAAGGGACTTGTTCCCGTAGCCGTCCGACCCCGCGATTGTGATAAGCTGATTGGTAAACCGATCTTTGTCGATGTCATCACCGACGAGAAGGGAACCACCTACCGTCATGAAGTCCTCGGACGGTGACATCACCCTAAACCCCGTATGGCAGGCCGAGCAGATGGACCGTCTGCTGGGGTTTGAGATTTTGACCCGTACCCTCACGGCTCAGTACCAGCCAATCAACCCAGAACTGCTGGCTGACAAAATAGGGGCGCACAAGGGCGTTGCGTATACAATCGTCCAGAATCTCCAGCGCAAACTGAATGCAAACTAATGACCTTAATGAAGCCCTGACCTACGTCCGGGCGGTTCCCAATGTCGCCGCGCTGAAGAACGCCTACGACACGACGATCAACGATCTGGACTGGTACTTGCAGAGTACCCGCGATTCTTATGACTACCGCCGAAACATCTGGCCGGGAAAGTCCAAGGACTTGCGTAAGCACGGGAGCGACGCCTTCCCCTTCGAAGGGGCGGCGGATTCGGAGGTGCAAGTCATCGACGAGCGTATCAACACCTATGTTGCGCTGTTTATGTCTGCGCTCAATCGGGCGCACATCCGGGCGTACCCCATCGAAATAGACGATCTGGGTCGGGCGCGGGTGGTGAGTGCCTTCCTCAAGTGGATGGTGGCCTCCTACATCCCTGACTTTAAGCGTCAGATGGAGCTGGGTGCCAACTACCTGTTAGAACGGGGGATTATGGTCACCTACATTGGGTGGCAGAAGGAGAACCGCACCTTCCTTCAGCGTCTGGATTTGGCTCAGATTGCTCAGGTGAGCCCCGATCTGGCCCAGATCATCCTCGATGGGAAGTCAGATGAGCAGGTTGTGCAGCTTCTGAAGGGTCAGTTCGACAATCTAACCGACAAGCGGGCGAAGAAAGCCCTGAAAGAGCTGCGGAAAGAGGGTTCTGCCGAGTTCCCGGTGGTTCGCCAGTCGGTTAACTGCCCCAAAGTCGCTGCGTTGGCTCCTGATGGGGATGTTTTCTTCCCTGCCTACACGACCGACCCCCAGAAGGCTCCGTATTGCTTCTGGCGTGTCCTGATGACCGCTCAGGAGATCAAGAACAAGGTGGCTACGGAGGGTTGGGACTCCGAATGGGCGGACAAGATCATTGAGATGCAGGTGACTTCCGTGGATATGAACGATCCCCGGACCAACACCTCGTACACCCGCATCGCGCAGGAGCAGACGACTGAACTTTACGAGGTCATCTACTGCTATCAGCGGCTGATTTCCGAGGAAGACAAGTCCGAGGGCATCTACTGCACCGTCTTCCACAACAACTACTACGGAACCTCCGAGGAGCCGAAGTTTGCGAAGCACGAACTGCTCAACGGGTACGACGACTACCCCTTTGTCGTCACCAAGCTGGGCGAGGATAACAAACGTTTGTACGAGCTTGCCACGGTGCCCGAGCAACTACGCGGCATCCAATGGCAGGTGAAGGTTGAGCGCGACAGCCGCATCGACCGCAACAGCTATGCCACCCTTCCCGCCATTATGTACCCCGCGGGAACGCCCGCGCCTGAATGGGGGCCGGGAGTTAAGGTCGCCTATCGCCGGATGGGCGAGATTCAGTTTGGGCCTACTCCTGCCTACAACCCCGGCAGCGTGGAGATGGAGCGCACGCAGATTGAGCAGGCCGACCGTCTTATGGGTCTGGACCACCAGAACCCGATGTCCCGCATCCGCCAGCAGTTCTTCGTAGATAAGTTCCTCACTCACGTGAGGGACGTTCTGCGGATGACCTACAAGTGCTATCAGCGGTTCGGTCCCGAGCAGGTGTTCTTCCGCGTAACGGGAAATCCCGATCCGGTGCGCTTTGGTCGCGGCGATCCGAATGAGAACTTCGACATCAACATCAACTTTGATGTTTTGACGACCGATCCCGAGACCCTTGAGGCGCAGCTAAACCAGTTCGTCAGCCTCCTCCAGTTCGACCGCAATGGTCGCATCAACGTGGACCGGATGCTGGAGGTGATGGCTGCGGCGGTTAATCCCCTACTGGCCGATAGCGTTCTCCAGCCTGCTCAGGAGGCCCAGCAGCAGATCGTCAAGCAGGTCACCGACGATCTGTCCAAGATTTACGCTGGCATTGAGGTCGGAGCCCGTCCTAACGGGGCTCAGGTCGCAATGCAGGTCATACAGCAGTATGTGCAGCAGCCCGACGTTTCCCAGCGGATGCAGTCGGACGAGTCGTTCCAAGCTCGTTTGCAGAAGTACATTCAGCAGTACCAGTTCCAGATGCAGCAGGCGCAGAACGCTCAGATTGGTCGGATTGGTACGCAACCGGCGCAAATGGGCGAAATGCAGACTCAGGGTCTGAATGCAACCGGGTAAACCGGGCCTCTAGTTCCTCGTACCTCGCGTTGTAGAGAATGTCATCTGCCGCGAGGATGCGCCCGCTGATTTGTTGAAGGGCTTCCGTCTTCACATCGTGGAGTTGGCGAATCCAGTACTCCCGCCCCCCCTTCACATCCCGGAGGAAGGCAAGGAAGTCTTGGCTATTGTGCAGTCTTTCTAGGGCTTTAGGGTCCATAAATCTGTGCCCAAGCGGGGCTCCAACCCGCATCTTCGCTCAATCCCCAAGGGGTTGCCTTCCACGCCGGTGGGCGGGGCCTTGGTAGAACGCCCGGAATCCGGGCCAGCGAAATGCTATGCTTTGCACCATTGGGCGTCTAATAGCCTCAGCAATAGGGCTCTAGGTCAAGCACTAAGTCTACTGTGGTAGGATTCCGGCCATCGCATTCGCCGGGGCGCAAATACGGCGGTTCACAATCCTATGTCAGAAGTCGTAACGTCCGACGCGGCAGACGCTAAACCCGCCGTGGAAAACAAGCCAATGACGGATCAGGATTTCCTGTCCTCCCGAATTGCCAAGCGTACCAAGGTGAAAGCCGAAGGAACGCCTGAAGC